AATATGTTTCCCACGAGGGGCGTTCTTTTTTATTATGCATCTTTAGATTATGTCTTAATCAATCTTCTTTTTTCGTAGTTTCTCCTTCTTAGTTTTAAATGTTCTTAAATATTTCTAGCAATTCTTTTTTAAAAGCTTCTAGTAAAAGACTCATTGTTGCCTCCATCTGAGGATAAGCTCCTAGAGATGCACGTAAAGTTTCTATTCCGAGTATATACTCTAATTGCCTTAAATTACATGTCATAGTAACTTCAGTTTTTAAGCACAGAGGGGCCACACTTTTTGCTTGCTCTGACGTAGCACCCTCTAAGATTAGCCATCTGTAACCCTTTTCTAAATGGTACAGGACATTTTTCCAAGACCTTTCAAGCTCAATATGACCCATAGGATTTTGTCCACCTGTAAAACAGGGACGAACTACAGTAAAGCTAGCTTTTTTCACGTTCTCCCATCTCCTGTTTCTTGATAATTCTACAAATCTTGCACCTAGTTGTTTTTCTTTAATTTTAAACATATAACCCAGGTGTATTAATTCACGACTAACTTCTCTATTACATATAATTTTTATGGTAATATAAATACTTTTTAGTATACTGTTTCTGGACTTACCATCATATTGGTTTTTTATAACTTCTCTAGCAAAATCACACTGACGTTTAAACTCCGCTTGTATTCTTTTCCCAAATTGTTCCTCTGTCTCATAATCACTCTTGTTTTTATCCGTCTGCTGGGAACAAATACGACCAGCCGAATAAGGTGTCAACGGGGCCTCCTCCTCAAACTGTTGTTCAGTTAAAGGTGCCCAAATTTCAGTGAGTATTTCAAATGATGGATCAATGATTTTCATGATAGTAGTTTCCTTCCTTCCTTAGTTCTAGCTTAAAAGATTTACGATCTTTAAATTCAGCCTGTTTGCCGTTGTTCCATTGCTTTACAGGCCTTAAATATCCGACTACTCTTGAATAAACCTCTGTTTCTGATCCACACTTATTACAAAGTTTATGCTTTCCACTTATATAACCATCTTGTGGACAAACACTAAAGGTTGGAGTTATTGTAAAATATGGTAATTTATAGTTGCTGGTTATCTTTTTTATAAGATTTTTTATAGCACCAGGCTCTACACGACTTGCCTCCTCACCTAAATAGATATGCAAAACTGTCCCTCCAGTATACTGGGTTTGGAGATCATCTTGGAGCTCAAGAACTTCAAATATATCGTCCGTATAATTCACAGGAAGATGAGAAGAGTTTGTATAATATGGGGCCAAATTATCATTATCATTATCATCATCATCATCACCACCAAGCTCTTTATTGTTTTCATTGTTTGCACAAATAATGTCAGGATAGTTAGCTTTGTCTAATTTGGCTAAACGATATGTAGCTCCTTCTGCTGGAGTAGCTTCAAGGTTGAATAAATCACCCGTCTCTTTTTGTGCTTTAAATAAAGCTAATCGTATGTATCTCAATATATCAAGAGAGAATTTTTGCCCTTCCTTATGTGCAATATTAAAACCAATCATGTTTAAGCAGACTTCATTCATCCCTATAACACCTATGGTTGAAAAATGATTTGCCCAGTACTGTTTTCTTTGACCAGATGCTTTAATGTCTTTCAAATAATGTTTTGAATAAGGGAAAAGACCCTTGTCAGTAAAAGACTCAAGAACTTTTCTTTTAATAATAAGGCTTTCTTTGGCAAGCTTGATTTGTTCGCTGAGTCGCAAAAAGAAATCATCATGATGATCACTAAGATATCCTATTTGTGGTAAATTAATCGTTACAACACCGATTGAGCCTGTTAAAGGATTGGCACCAAATAGTCCCCCACCCCTTTTGAATAACTCTCTATTATCAATTTGTAATCTGCAACACATAGATCTGATATCTTCAGAATTCATATCTGAATTAACAAAGTTAGCAAAATAAGGAGTGCCATATTTGGCAGTCATTTTCCAGATGGTCTTAAAATTCGGGTGTGCCCAATTAAAATCTTTTGTTATATTATATGTCGGAATTGGGAAGGTGAATACTCGTCCTTTGGCATCACCTGCTAACATTACTTCAGCAAATGCGGTGTTGAGCATGTCCATTTGGTATTGACACTTAGAATAAGTATACTCTTGTTCAATGCCCCCTATAATAACTGCTTGATCTTGAAAAATAGAAGGAACAACCATATCCATAGCTATATTAGTAAAGGGAGTCTGAAAACCAACACGTGTTGGAATATTAATATTAAATATAAACTCTTGCATTAGTTGTTTTACTTCAAGAAAATTTAGATTGTCGTGACGGATAAAAGGAGCAAGTAATGTGTCAAAGTTCGAAAAAGCTTGAGCTCCTGCTGTTTCACCTTGCAACGTGTAGAAGAAATTAACAATTTGTCCAAGAGCAGACCCTAAATGCTTGGGGGGGCCACTTTCAACTTTTCCCCCAACCCCTTTAAATCCGTTACGAAGGAAGTCTTGAAGATCCCATCCTACACAATAGCAAGCAAGCAAACTTAGATCATGAATATGTAAACTACCGTTTTCATGGGCCTTTTTAATACCTGGGGTGTAGATTTTGTTAAGCCAATATTGTGAAGTGATAGCTGACGAGATGTGATTATTCAAACCTTGTAGTGAATAATCCATATTACTATTCTCTCTAACCCTCCAGTCCTTCTTATAAATATAATTGTCAATTAGTTTTTCGATTTTACTTTACTCCTGTTCTGTGTTAAAATTATAGGCACAAGTTTGCCATAAAACTTTATAGTGAAAATTCTCCTGTTGTCCATTTTTTATCCTTTTTGTCCAAAATGGTTTTAAAGATGCTTTCCATTTCAGCTACTAAACATTTACCAAATGCTTTCATTCTAGCACCTGTTACTGCCACTCCCTCTTCTCTTTCTGCTTTATACACTTTTTTATGAAGTTCAATAGTTGTTTCCATCTCTTTTGTACTGTTTGTATCCTCTAACATGCGCTTAAAACCTCCCTATTTTATTGGTTATTATCAGGTTCATCCAACTCTTCAAATGATTCTTCTCCATCATCATTGTCATCATCATCATCACCAAGCTCTTTAATAATCACCTCCTCCTTTCCTCCAGTGCCTGCTGCTGCTTCTTTAGGTGGCGTTATACTCAACCCCATAAAAGTTATGGTGTCACAAGAAACATTAATGTTGCTTTTATTTGCCGGGACGCTAGAGCCATACTTTTCAGGGTTATAAAACCCCGCAACCCGTTCTCTTGTTTTTATTTTTAATCGTGACCTAGCAACATTCGCAGCATTGGGGAATTCTCGCCCTGTTTTTTTATCCGCAATCAGATCTTTTCTTGAATCATCAGCTAACGCTACCATTTCTTCGACCATGTTGTCTGCTGCTATTTCTTTTGCTGTTTGCAACATTTCTTTGAAATCAGGATGTACCCTTTTCCACCTATAAATTACAGCTAAACTTATTTTAAGGGCAGTTGCTATTTTTTTAAGACCCCATCCTTTACAACGAAGTTCAAAAATATCACTATTTATAGAGGAGGTATATTTTGTTGGCCTTCCTGCTCCCTTTTTAACAGCTGCTTGTAAAGGCTCATATTTTTTAACCCAAACACATAACGTGGAATAACACAACCCAAAATCACGCGCACACTGAGCTTTATTTTTATTGTTTCTAAGATATTCCGCAATTTTCTCCCCTAAAGCTTTGGTATATTTGATGTTGTTTACAATATTGTTTCTCATTCTTTTAATAACCTTTGCAACCTTTTAGAATTCATATAAGTTATTGTGTTTGTTCTAAAATTAAAATCGTGATGTCTTAAAATATAAGCTAGCTGTAGTTGTTGCTCCATATAAACCTCGTCCTGGTTACTATATTCTTTCGCAAACTTTACAATAAAACCCCAAACTCTGTGGAGATTTTCTGTATCTAACTTTTCTATAAAAGGTTTGAGAAATGAACCGGCTTTTTTTTTGCCTACTCCCTTTATTCCCTTATAGTTGTCTGATGCATCCCCCGTCATCACTTGTAACATTAAATTTTCAAAAGCTAACTCTTTACTTATTGATTGTATCATCATCTTTTTCTCTTGATAAGGATTGTATAAAAAGCAAGGAACAGTTAGAAAATCTTTATCCCAAGAACAAACGACAAGAGATTCTTTGTCTTTTCTACCGATTGCTGTAGCGTAAATCCCAATCAAATCGTCAGCTTCCAGAAAAGACCAAAAAACACTTTCTTTTTTATACTTTGACTTTACCATAGCAGAAAATTTATGGCGCATAAAATCAAAAAGTGATGATGATGATGATGATTGCTTTTTTCGATCTCTATTCTTTTTATACGAAGTACAAACATGCACACGACGCCAATTGTCCTCACGAGAACAAGAAAAAAACAAAAGAAAACTATTCATATCTAACAAATCAAACAATTTTCTTAACATGCCATCAAATAAAAACATTGATGCTTCTAAAATATCAGTAATTTCTTTATCCAATAGAAGATTTGTCTCTTGAGTTTGTTCTTTAAGGCCAATAGCAACAGTTTTAGCAACATAAAGATCCGCATCAATAAGTAGTAGTGTCATTTCCCCCTTTTTTTGGGGGGGGTATTCTTTTTATCACTAGGACCAAAAAGAAACCATTCCAATAAGTTATCTATCCGGTTTAATAAATTTCTTATCCATGTTAAAAAAACTTTTAGTGGCTTCATTATATAAAGCTCCTTTTCTAAAACAGTAGGTCTGTCATGTTATATTCTTCACTTGGTTCTTTTCCATCGGGTGTTGTGACGCTTGTAATCAAAAATATAATTGATATATCAGCAATGGCGTGAAGTAAATGAGACAAACCTGACTCCTTATCGTTGTCTTCTCCTTGACGCCACCTGTTCAAATGTCTCAAATAAGACCCTGTTAACTTGTCTATATCTGATTCTTGAGTCCAAGAATTTTCACCGTGTTTTTCCGCACCAAAAGAAAAAACACGTCCAAGCTCCCATATTAAAGACGGCGGCACTAATTCTAACCGAGATTTTTTCTTTTTCTCCTGCTTGTTGTTATTGTCTTGTGTTTCCTTAGGCAACGGAACGCCATAATACCGTCCATTTTTTTTTACGATCATTTTTTTTCGCTCCTCCTGTGTTCTTTTTTTAAAAAAAGTTTAGTGTGTGTGTGTGTGTGTTTAAATAAAGTCCCAATTTGTAACTACAGATTGGATGGTTGTAAGAAGACTGGTAGTTAATTCTTCAAAATTTCTAAGCACACAAAGGTAGTCATCGCTGTTGTCAATAAAAAAAGGCTCTAAAATTACAGCAGACATTCTGGTTTTCTTTAATAGCCACCCCCCCCTTTCTTTCTCAGTTATTCCTGAAACCCCTCGGTCTTTAGTACCCAACGTACTTGGTATTGCTTTTTGAAAAAGCTCAGCAATCTTTTTACTTTTTGCTGATCTATGATAATAAAGTGCTTCTGTACCCCTTACAGTAGTATCGAAAGCGTTGCAGTGAAATTCTATGAGAAAGTCTAAAGGTGGTCGAATAGAATTCATCCAATTTGGTAGATCCTTATAAGCAACGCCAGCCTTTTCAGAACGAGTGTAGACACTTAAATCAAAGATAGAAGGGGCGGTTAATAACCAATGGGTCATTAAAGCTGTCACTAATTTTACATTAAAATAATACTCTGTTAAGGGGTACACATCCCAAGCAAAAGTTACTATTTCATTGTCTGAGCTCCTAGCTCCTTGACTTTCCAAACTATGTCCTATTAAAAGACCTACTTTCTTTTTTTTGTTCATTTCTCTCTCTCAGACTCCTTAAAAGATTGTGCTTTTATGTTAAAAAGAAGAGGGAACGTTATTCCTGTTGTGGGACCCCAATATCTGTTTTTAAGTATTCTAACCGTTGCAGTGTGGCGGTTTTCTTCTATTACAGACTGTTGATCTCTTTCTAACGCCCAAACAATGTTGCTCCATTGGCATATAGAACGTGAACCTCTAAAGTGCCGTAAAGTAACTCTTGCTCCCTCTTCGTGGGTTGTCCCATCAACAGGGGTGTTAAGATGACTGACTAAAAACAAAGTTATGTTCAATTCTTGTACCAAAGAAGCTAGTGCAACCATCATTAGATCTAGTTCTCGTCGTTCATTAACGACTGACATATCAAGAGTTAAAGCTGTTAAATGATCAAGAAAGATGTATTTTACGTTATGATGTATAACAACAGCTCTTATCTTTGCTTTTATTGTTTCAAACTTTGATGTCCCAAAATGGTCAAAAAGATAGACCTGATCTTGAGAGAACAAAGTTTTAAAAGACTCAGCAATCTGTCCTTTAAGAAAAATATTCGACTCGTCGCTGGGTAAATGGAGGGGCTTTTTCATTTTCATAGACAATAAAGATAATAATGTCGTTCTGCAGGACTCTTCCAGGAAGAACAGCCCTACTTTTTCCTTATGTTTTGTTATTAAGTGAAAAGCAATCTGCTTTAAAAAAGTAGTCTTGCCAACACCTGTCCCAGCACCAAGGGTGATTAATTCCCCCGCTCTTAAACCATAGGTTGCATCTGTAAGGGAAGCCCAAGGATAACTCAACCCTTTTGGCGTAGGCTCTAAAACTTCGTCCTTAAACTCCCGGGCATTTACAATCCCCTCTGGCACATAACTTCTAGCATTCCAAATGGCAGAAACTAGCTCCGGTTGTCGGCCATTCATAAGAAGTTCATTGGGATCCTTCATGGATAAAGATGCTATCTTTCCTTTCCCGGGAGTTAATAACTCGCAACTTTCTAACGCAGCTTTTTGTCCGTATTCATCCATATCAAACATAAAAATTACCTCTTTAAAAGTTTCTAAATAATCTAACTCTTGCTTGATAACTCTTACTGCTGACTGGGCCCCGTGAGGGAGTGATACCACAGGATATTTGTGGTCTAATACTTGCGAAACTGAAACAGCATCAATTTCACCCTCAGTTATTGTTATCTTTCGACCTCCAGTATCCCATAACTGTTGCCCAAAAAAGCCTAACCGGTCGCTGTTCCCAATCCAGAAGAATTGCTTATCTTTTGTTCTCAGTTTCTGTGCAACTTGAAGGTTACCTTTAAAATAAGACATTATATGAACTGGTTTTTTCTTAAATATTCCCACACCATAACAAAACTTTTGACAGCTTTGTTTGTTTAGACCGCGTAAGGTGGTGAAATCATAAGACAATTGTAATAAAGGGGGTGTTGTTGTTGTTGTTGTTGTTGTTGCCATAGGATTAGTATACTCTTTTCTTTTTCTTCTCAAGAAATAAAGGTTGTTGTTGTTGTTGTTGTTAGATTTATATGTCCCGCAGCTAAAACAAAAAGAGTGACCATCAGAATATAAAGCTAAAGCGTCACTGCTGCTGCAATAAGAACATCGCTGATGCGTTCTTGTTGGGCTACTTTTTTTCACGTACCCATTTTGATGGAACGATCTTGTGAGACCATTTAAAACCGTGTTTGTTGCACCAGTCAGCATAAGTTGTTTTACTTCCCTTTTTGATTTTGTTTTTGGCGTTTTGAAAAATGAACCGAATATCTAATGAAGGATTAGATGTCCGAATTAAAAGGTGCTTTTTACGATCTTTTGTTGTAAAAAGTCCCTTTGTCTCAATAAAAATATTGTTGGGAAGACAAAAATCACATGTGTATCGATGCTTTTCTGGTTTTGTGTGATAATAAATGATATTAAAAGGACCTTCATAAAAGACTGGTTCTTTCTTAAAAAGATTTGTTAACTGGTTGAAGACGTTCTCTTCAAACTTTGATTTAAATTGATTTACTTTCTTATTAGTTGTTGTTTTCTTCTTCATTCAAACCTAAACTTTTTTTGTGCCGAGCTATTTCCCGGCTCGCATTATTATTATCATCATCATCATCATGGCGATGGTGGCGACTCAGGGGTTTCTTACCAAAATCCCAATCTAAAGCATCTGTAGCCCCCCCCTCCCCTTCGTCTTTTTCTGTTGTAGGGGACAAATTAGTAGAGACAAAAGAACCTTTATTTTCTGAACCTTCAAATAAATGCTCAATTGTGGCGTCAGCGTGTTGTTCCAAAAGACTGTCATAAGTGTGTAACTCAAGTATTCTTATGGCTATAGGCTCTAATCGAACTCCATACGTTGATGGAGTTTGCCACTTATATGATGTATATAATATCTCACAAATAGTACCCTTGCCAATCTTTAAGGTATCACTGTTGAGGCTATGTGTGTCAATTATATAATTATTACTGTCATATAACTTTATTTTGACTTCCTTGTTGGTTAAAGGTGAAGTTGCTGATCTTTTAAACTTTACTTGTACTTTTTCATCAGAAACAGTATAAGGATAACTTATACCTGTACAATTAGTAAAATTTCTTGCCCTGCCCATTTCGTTAGACTCCTGTAATAAACTATCAAGATGAGCAGTAAAGTTTTTCCCATCCTTTTTATCAGATATATCAAACTTAAAACTATAATCGCCCTCAGGGTTATACATAGTGCTGGGAACTTCTATCGCTATAAAACCGCTTAAAACTCCTTTGCAAGACCTTCTTAATTTTGAACTGTTAGCCATGATAATTGTTGCCTCCTTAGTGTTTCTTTTGTCTTAGTTGGTTAGCGCGCTAAGTGTTTAAACACTTAAATATAACTTATTATATTATACTTATATATTATATAATAATAATATATAACTAAATAGAAACATACTAAAATACAGTGGGGTGTACTTAATACAATTAACTTTAGTGTGTCAAGTAAAAAATAAACTGTGTAAGTATATATATTATAATAACATGACGATGTTACTGGTAATTATAATATATAATTAATATATAATATATAATATGTTGTCTTGAGTTGTGCCTTTCTTCTTCGGTTGTGTGTGTAAAGCTGGCTATTGCCAAATGTGTGTGTCTGCACTTAGTAAAGAAGGGACACACATGCAATCACAGCCCTACCAGGTAAAAAAATCTCCGAGACAATAAAAGTGATCTTTTTATTCGGAGAGACAGTAGAGGGACGCCCCCGCGAAGTGAGTATCGTTCTTTTTTAAGGTAAACTAAACAAACATTTTTATTTTTTTATCAAAACGTGGGGTTAGTTGTGGGAATATTTTTTCTTTTTATTTAAAAAAACACTTGACAAGAGGTTTTTCTGAGGCTATATATAGTATATATAATATATAGTTCTTAAATTAAAAAAACATAGCTACTAATATAAACTAAAAGTATAACAAACATATATTACACAGGTTAACAAACAAAGATAAAATAATAAGCTATGTTTTTTTAATTTATATAATATAAAAAATATATAGTAAGCTAAGTATACTATAAGAAAAAAACAGTGTATTAAGTGCTTAACCATAAGTTGTTTTTTTGTCTTCTTCTTCCAAACTATAGTAATAGAGAGGGTTCAGGTGGGTTTTACAGGTATGGGTTTTGGTATTACAGCTTCGAGTTGGCACGGTTTAAGTGAATTGCCTGACCAGGACAATCTTCTTTGCGCTTTTAGTTTAAGAAGCATAGTTGCCGGGTATGGAAACTGTATATCGGTTACCGATTCTACTTACACGGCCAATTGGATCATTGGGTTCGATCAAAACGGCAACGTAAACAAGGAAACTATTCAGGACTTTGCAGATGCTCATGGGATATCCGATGTTTATTTAAAACAGTGGTGGGATCAAACTGGCAATACTCGGCATGCTAAGTACGGAGATTCAGGAGCCTACATAGATGGTGGTAGGTTGCCTATAAAAGGGCCTAGGATTATGAAAGATGGAGCTTTTTGTGAATCTGCTGGCCGAACTTCTTTATATTTTGACGGATATTCTAGTGATCCGAAAAATGATTCATACGAATTCGGGTCGCAGTTTGCTTTGCCTATTAGTAGTGGTGAATCCGAGCCGGATGCCTGGCTTCCTTTGGTAACTTTTCTGACTGGGGTAGTATTTACACCAGAAGAGGGGGATCCTGGGAGGACTTATTACAATTTATTTGACGGAGATTACAGTTATAGTGGTTATTCTGACCGTAGAAATGGGTTTCGATTGGAAATGAGACAACTGGATGGGGCGGGTACTCCTTGTTATCTCCGTGGTGAATGGACACGAGAACGTGAGTTAGATACTACACGAGCTGATTCTAACAGTGTGTATAGTTCTGTTCCTTTACAATGGAGTACTCCATATTATGCTTTTCATTCTTTAACAAAAAAAACTCCTGGCGGTACTGTAGTGGAAGACATACATTCTGTGTATCTTAATTCTATTCAATATCCTCATGAAATAGAATTTTATAACACTAGTATTCAATACAATGGAGACTATTCTAATGATTTAGTTAATCTTGGTACGGATTGGACTACCTATAATTCAGGTGGTACCTGGACAACAAAATCTCAAGGAGCTTTTAGGGGCCATATGCAAGAATTTTTCTTATACAAGGATGCAGAAGAGGTTTATTTAGGGGATATACAGGATTATATTGACAAGTTTTATGACATCGCTACTAGCGTTGACAAATAGAGAAGGGGGAGGGTTAAGAATATGTCATTTTTTACTACCGCAGCAAAGATTGCTCTGAAAAAAACTAAAAAAAAGGCAACAAAATTTGGGTCAAAACTTAGAGTGCCAAGACTTGGGCCACTAAGAAAGGCAAGAAAAAAATCAGGGTCCAAGGTAAGATCAGCAACAAGAAGGTCCACGATAAGATCGGCAGCAAAAAAATTAAAGAGGGTAACACGGACTCTGAAGCCACGATTGGGATCCAGGGCTTTAAGAAATAAGGTCAGAAGAAGAAAGCGTTCCCGGAGAGGATAAATGGAAGAAGTTCAAAACGATAAAACAGAAGCACCCAAAAAAGAAAAAGTAAAAGAACCGGGAATAAACCGGTATCATTTTAATGGGTCAGATTATTTTAAAGCTGTACCAGGTGATAATGATTATATGTATAATCGCATACATCGGATGCGACGTTTCTATGTTTTTTTCCACAGTGGTTCTGAGTGCAGAAAAACTAGGGTTTTAAGGAGGTTTTTAAAGCACCCCTATACCCACTGTTGGTTTCTTGAGACGACGTTGGATTCGGAAGAAGCCGGTGTAACGACGATGTTTATAAGAACGGAAAATCTTGTGAATGTTATTGAAACAGAGGTGTATGTTGGTCTTTTTCCAGGGATTTTAAAATCGATTATGGAGGCCGTGCCGATAGATTTAAAATGTTTAAGGATTGATAAACAAGTAAATCCTTTGATAAGGTTTACACCGGATTTACTTGTGAATTGCGTTACAATTTCGAAAAAGTGTATGGGAATAAGAGATTTTTTAGTCCAAACGCCCTTTTCTTTTTACAAGCATTTAAAGCGAATCGGGGCAAAGCGGATAATTTAAAAGAACGGAGAATAAGGAAGATAAGGAGGGAGTTGTTATGGGTTCTATGTTAGGTGGGGTTGCTAAGATGTTGCCAGCTATACTGGGAGGTGCCGCACTGGGTGGTGGTGGTGCAAATGCCGGTGGTTCCTCTTCGGGAGGATTACTTGGTGGATTGGGATCGATGGTATCTGGTGTAGTTAAGCCATTGTGGGATATGCTGGGTCTTGGGTCTTCTTCCAACAACGCTGGTGGTGGTGGTGGTGGGTCTGGTTTAAATTCACAAGCTCAAAATCTTATGGGTCAAGGAGCAAATTGGATGCAACAGCAAGTTGGGTCGGGGCTTAATTATTTAGGTAATAGGGCTCAACAGTATGCTGGTCAATATTTACCGACTTCTATGCAGCCTATGGCAAACCAGATGATTGGTCAAGGTCAGCAATATCTTGGAAATATGGCAAATCAAGGAATGTCTGCAATGCAGCCTTATATGAATCAATTTGCTCCTTATGCAAACCAAGGGATGCAAATGATGGCTCCTTATATGCCACAAAATCAGCAGATGATGTATCCGCCACCGATGATGCCGATGTATCGTTAACTATATACGTGGGAATAATTTAATTTAGTATGGCTTCTATAACTACACAGGAATTGTTGGAACGACGTGATAATGCATGGGAAGATAAAGATAATTGGATTTCTTTATATGACGATGCTTATACGTTAGCTTTGCCGCAACGCAATACTTTTGGGTATCGGGTTAGCGGTGCGGTAAAAACAGACCGGCTTTATGATAGCACTTTACAGACGTGTACAGTGAAACTGGCGGGTGCGTTACAAGCCAATATAACTCCGCCTTTTACTAAATGGGCTCGGCTTATTCCTGGTGTTTTTATCCCTGAAGAGGATAAAATGGAGTGGACAGAACAGCTCGATGCTTTGACAGATATTTTTTTTGCTGGTATAACGGCAAGTAACTTTGATGTTGCTATTGGTGAGTTTTTTTTAGATTTACTTGTAGGTACTGGTGCTATGCTACTTTTAGAGGGGGAGGAAAATAATCCCTTTAAGTTCATTACTGTTCCAATCTCTGAGATTGCGTTAGAGGAAGGTCCTGATGCAGAGATTGGTGCGGTTTTTAGGAAGTTTGAAAAACCGGTACGTGTTTTACGTACTATGTGGAAGGATATTGGTGAGAATGTTCAGTTAGATGCTTATATAGACGAGGCTGGAGAGGATACGGACGTAATTGTTCACGAGTGTACGTACCGTGATTATGAAGAAGATGTTTGGAGGTATGTTGTTTTATTAGAAACTGCTTTAGATGCTGACACATCTTTGTCTTCTTATGGTAATAGTGAAGGCGATAACAATGATGATGATGATGATGATGACGATGACGCTTTAGTTTTAGTGGAGCGTGAGTATCGGGAGAACCCATGGATAATAACACGTTGGATAAGAGTGAGCGGGGAGGTTTATGGCAGAGGACCTGTCTTAAATGCTTTGCCTGATGCAAAGACTTTAAATTTAGCAAAAAAATTAGAGTTACAGAATGCTTCTCTTGCCGTTGCTGGGGTTTGGTTAGTAAAAAATAACTCGGTAATAAATCCTAATACGATTACTATAAAACCTGGGGCAATAATTCCTGTAATGTCGACGGGGGGTTCGCAAGGGGCAGACTTACAACCGTTACATATGGGAACTTCTCTTCAATATTCTCAGATAATAATTAGTGAGCTTAGGGAAGCGATAAAGGAAACTATGTTTGACCATACTGTTCCTATGGGTGCTCCTGTAAGAACAGCTACTGAATTTATTACTCGTCAGCGTGAAATGGCGGAAGAGATCGGATCTTCTTTTGCGAGAATTAACAGGGAATTTATTCGTCCTGTTTTTTGTCGAATGCTGGATATTCTTAAAATTAAGAACTATGTGAACGAGGATGTAGTTATAGATGGGAACAAGATTGATGTTCAGATTGTTGGAGTTTTAGCACAAGCCCAGGCGTTAAAAGAGGTAGAAATGATAAACAATTGGGGTGCAATGACAATGGCGTTGGTTGGGCAGGAAGCATTTATGTTGTCTGCAAAAACCGAGGCTATACCAGAGAGGTTGGCAAGGTTACTGGGTATAGATATGGGGTTATTGAGAACTGATTTAGAAAAAGAAAATCTTTTAAAATCCTTAGCAGCAGCAGCTGCACAACAACAGCCGGAGGGGGAGGCGGTGGTTGGTGCTAAGGATCAGGGGTTTAAGAACTAATAATAACTATAATTATAAACTAGGGAGGAAAAAGAAACCATGAGTAATCAAAAACAGGGAGTACCAGCTGCTGCTGCAAAAACATCAGAGATGACAGAGGAGCAGCGCAAAGAACTTTTAGAGCTTGCGCGTGTTTATCACACTACTTTTACGAGTAAGAATGGAAGTTTGGTATTGTCGCATTTGCAGGGAATGTGTAGTTTGAGTGCGCTGTCGCCGCGGCCAGTGGATTTGGATATTATAGAAAAAGGCTTGATTTTGAGTAATAAGGAGATGCTGCTTTTGCATGAAGGTGAAGACAAGATTTTGATTTACATTAGAACTTTAATGAACTTCTTTACAGAGAATCAGGAAAGTATTTGTAGCAGTGAAGATTCTGAAAGTTGCAATCGTAGTCCTAGTGACGGAGAGGAGTAAATATAATAATGATGATTGATGAACAGACAGCTAGTAAAGAAGAAGAGGTGGTTTCTGTTCCTGTTGTTAATAAGTCGGCACCGGTGTCAGAGCAGGATCAATATCAACAGGATTATAGACATGGCTATGACGAAGCGTCGCGGGTGGGGGAGGGGGTATCTCTCCCACCATCTCCTTCTACTTTGCCTTCACCGCAACGAGAAGGTCAGCGTTTTCCTCAGCAACAACAGGCATACCAACAACAACAACAACAGGAACAACAGGCATACCAACAACAACAACAACCGTTGGAACAACAACAACAGGAACAACAGGCATACCAACAACAACAACAACCGTTGGAACAACAACAACAGGAACAACAGGCATACCAACAACAACAACAACAACAACCGTTAATGCCGCCGCCTGTTCAGGATGCACGAGAATATTATACGCCTGAGTTGAAACAGTATCTGGATAGTATGGAGGTTCCGGAAAGTGATCCTTTATTGAATCTTACCTTGGATTCAGCGCAAAAAAGTGGAATGAGTGTAGAACAGACTCACGGGATGATAGGGGCTTTTATGCAAACTTTAGCTAAAGCTATACCAGAGGAGGCTATTATACGGCCAGAGCGAGAGCTAGCGAAGTTAGGAGTTAACGGGAAGCAGGTTGCTGTGCAAGTAAAGGGGTGGCTGGATGGCATGAAAATAAGTGGGCAAATGGATGGAGGAATGTATAATGCGGCAATGAGTTTAGGTGGTACTGCAGATGGTATAAAACTTTTAAGTATGCTGCGAAAAACGCGCCAAGAAGTACCAATTCCTACGGGTCAGGGTATTTCTGGGGGTATGCCTACTTGGGAAAAGTGGTATAAAAAAACTTATGAAAAAGATAAAAGATCTAAAGAAAGTAGGGAGCAATTTGATAAGAGGATGGGTAAGGAAGCGGAACGTATTGCGAGATATTCAGGGAATGTTCCGTCTAATGATTTAGGATCGTTTCAAGTGGACATTTCAGACGAAGAAGAACTGGGCTAATAAAAAATAGAGATAAGGATGAAAACATAAGGGTGAAATTATGGCACAATCGGCAAAAGAATTATTTGTTATGCAGTATGACAAGGCGGTAAAGGACCAATATAGTGAAAACGCTCGCTTAAGAAAAAAAGTACGGGTAAAGGACGAGGTGCAGGGAGAGGAAGTAAGGTTTCAGTTGATGGATCAGGTTGTATCGGTACCGAAAAATCGACTGGCGAATATGATTGCTTCAGATCCAACAGTAAAGAGAGTAACTTGTAAAGTGGTTGACTATGCGACAGCCATGTACAGTGAAACTTTTGATCAAGCAAAAATAAATTATTCGGAGAAGAATGAGTTATCAGGTCTAGCTGGGAAATCAATAGCTCGACGTGAGGATCAGATTATTATTGATGCTTTTAAACTGGCAGTGTTTGATGGTGGCACCGATCTTGTTTTTTGGAATCCTAATAACACCACTGGATTGCCAGATGGGCTTAAGAAATCGAACAGTGGCACGGATTTGTTTCGAATATTGTCTTCTATTTTTAATTTTAAAAATATTCCTGACGGGGAACGTTATGTTTTACTGAGTGCAGCTCAATTTACAAAGATATTGGAGGATGAAAACGTTATTACGTTTGATAGTAATACCGTGAAGGCTTTGGTGGAAGGTAAGGTTGTAAAATGGTTAGGGATAAAGATTCAAGTTTTGGGCTATATGCCAGAAGGTGGGTTGTTTACAGGAGCGGACAGTGGGACTATTGCGGCGGCGATACATAACGCTGCAATAACAACTAATGAAAATATCTTTCAAGCTGGTGTTTGTGCCTTGGCTTGGGGGAAACAGGGCGTAGGATTGGGTGTGGGATGTGATTTAAAAACAGAGGTAAACTATATTCCAGAGAAAACATCGCATTTGATAGCTTCTTTATATTCTGCTGGTGCAATAATTATTGATCCTCGGGATATAATTATTATAGTAACGGATGTGCCACGACAAGTTTATGTTTAAGCTGATAATTTTATATTGGAAAGAAAAAGGAAAATATTATGGCAATTGATTTAACAAGACTTCAAAGTTTGGGTGGTTCAACAAATAAGGGGTCTCTTTTTTGGTATGTTGCTCCTGTCGCTGGTTCAAATATGGAAATTTTTGCGCGGGATTATTTTAAGCCAGCTGTGGATGCGAAGATGATGCAACAGGGAGATCTAATAATCGCGGCTGGTGGAAAGAATGCGCCTGGCAATGTGGATTCGACTACGCATCAATTTGTAGCGGTTGGTATTCTTCGATATTATGAGTTTCCTATACCCGACGCTGCCACCACTCAATTTCACCGTGGGCAGTATGATGGTGGTGGAGCAGCAGTTAAGGGGTATTTTTTTGTGACGGGAAATAGTGGGAATTCGATGGCAGGTGTTGTGCAACCTAATGCGGCTGCTACTGTAAGGGCGAACAATTATTTTGATGCGGATGGTGATTCGGAAGCGGCAATAGACCCTACTCACCCATGTTTTTTCCCATTTAAAGATCAGGGTTGGCTACGGTGGCAAGTAACTGTCGACCACATTAAAACAGCGGGATCAAATACTAATACCATTGCAGATAGATAGGAAAGCTAGGAAGAGATTATTATTATGGTAATGGCTAATCTTTGTTATGTGTCTGGGAAAGGGTTTGCTCAGGAAGCTTTGCAGAGAAAGTATGTTTTGTATGTTTTGTATGTGGGGGATACTTTTTCAGATGGAAAGATTAGGTTTAAGGCTAAAAGTGATTTTTGTATGCTAAGTTCGGATGTAATGGGGGATAAAAGATGGAGTAGTTGGGACTTGGGTGTCATACATACGCCAATGGCAGATAAAGTTAATCCCAAAGAGAAAACAAAAGTTGACACATTTCCTTGCACCTGGGGTCTTTTTTCGGCCCATGTAGATGGAGCTGAGGCGTTGGAATGTGGAGATGTTATTTTTAATTCGGAAATGTCTGGCGGGGTTGTTTTTAGTGGTATGGAGGGATGTTCTCTAATGCTTGCAGAACAAGATGGAAATTCTTATCGTACTGTTTATAAGGGGAGTGTTCCAATGTATTTGGAGTATACTGCTAGTGAACATATGTTTACTAGTGTGGTAGAGCAGTTAGGACGGTATGCTGAATGTGCCGACGACGTTGCACTAGTAAGAACATTAGAGCAACTTACGACGCAAGATCCGGAATCTTCTAGACTTCTTGTGCGTATACTTTTACATTGTTATGTCGGCAAGAAAGGTCCTTTAATTTCGGGAAAATCGGTGATATATGGCTTATAATGTTCTTTTGATAGATCCTGTTAAGGTTGGTCAGGTACAAATTTCCAGGATGGTGGTTGATGGTTATGAAGCTTTTAAGGAGGCTTGGAGTGGTATAAATAGACTTGCTGTGTTAGAAAGTTTACAAGTGCTTCCCTTGGGGAGTGTGGGCCAAGAACCTGCAATAAAGGTTGCGTTTGATGATCCAGAAGGTTTGCCGTTATTTGAAGTCGGGTTAGCCCAGATGGCACCGGAAGCGTTGCCGGATTTTTCGATAAAAAGTAAATCTGTAAGAACGAATACTGATTCTATCCTTATTCGGAGCGTTACTAATGTTCAAGACGAGGCTTTATTTAATTATAATCTGATAGATAATCGTGGGGCTATATCTGGGGATTTCCAATTCCTTCCGGATACTAGGCTTCAGTTTACACGAGGAGTACATGAGTATTTGGCTAATACACAGGTAAGAATTTGGGAGTCGGCTGTCACTTTAAACGCTTCCGTTCTTAGTTTAGTTGATGAGAGTACTCTTATGATTGCTGACAATTCATCAATTGCAATGTCAGGGGGCATTTGGGAGGTGAGGTCTTCGGACGATCCATTCCCTATTTTTAAGGTTGATGCATCCGATGCTCGTCGGACGATATTTAGACATAATGTAGAATTTGATAATGTTTCTTTGATAGTACCCAGTAGGTTTATACAAGGTACACTTGTTTTTAACGGTCTGAATTCGCTTTTGGAGTTTAGAGAAGGGGCATCGTTGAATCTTTATGGTGCTCCCATATATTTTAGAGAGGCGCCTGGAAGGATAAATTTTGTGTATACTGATTCTATTATAGAGTTTGCAGGGGCCGGTTCTTCTATAAATTTTATAGGGGTCCGTTCTCATGTAGACTTTGTAGGGGCCGATTCTTCTATAAATTTTCGTAACATGGGTACTATAAATTTTGATCAAGTGGGTGCTATAGACTTTCGGAATTCGGGTTCTATAAATTTTAGGGCCGGTGTGGGTTCTATAAATTTTATGGTTGCGAGTACTATAAATTTTCAGGATGTGGGTCTTATAAATTTTGCTGTAGATCGTGATGCTGTTTTAAATTTTGCGGGAACTTCTTCAATAAACATTGGGGGAGAGCGGTCTTCAATCAACTTTGTGGGATACGCCCCCACAATTTTGTTTGCTGTTCCTACTGCTAGGATAAAATTTGAAGGGAATAATCCTGAAATCGAAACTTTTTCTGGGTTGGAGTTTGGAGGTAGATATAGTCAGATAGTATTTAAAAACGATAAGAGTTGGATAACGTTTGAAGGGGAAAGTTCGGGTTTAAACTTTTTAGGGCCAAGAGAACGCATTACATTTTCTGAACTTTATGCAGGAGCTAACATACAATTTGAAGGTGACGCATCTTATATAACTTTTACAGCAGCAGGGGGGTACGAAGATGAAGGATCTTATATATCTTTTTCAGCAGCTTATTCTTATGTAAAACTTCTAGGGAACTCCTCTTATATAAATTTAGCGGGGTTGAACTCTTATATAAGGTTAGAAGGGGAGTCCTCTTATATAAATTTAGCGGGGTTGAACTCTTATATAAGGTTAGAAGGGGAGTCCTCTTATATAAATTTAGCGGGGTTGAACTCTTATATATCTTTTTCAGCGATGCCGGCTGATTCTCAATCGCTTTTTTTTCTAGGGGTGTCAAATCGGACTACTGACCCAGTGTTTGTCCTTAAAAAAAGGCGTAGAGGTTCGTTAGATCCCTGGCCCGCTCGTTTTTGCCTTGATGATATAGATTTAGATGTTTCAGCAGCTTCGAGAATTTTTTGGGAAATAAGGTATCCTGGTTTAGAATTTATTCGTGGAGAAATTTTGGAGATAACCACAGGTACTACGTTTGAGATGGCTCGTTTGCGGGCTTCTAGGTGTATGTGTAAGATAGTAAGGGGAGATGAGGCCATTATGGCTCATCTTCAATTGCCTAGACATCTACATGCAGATGATCTCTTTAATGGTTGTTATACCATCAAGTTTATACTTGTTGATTCACCATATCTAGCTGAGGGAGCGGAGAATCTACGGCCTCGGGTTGATAAGGTGTGTGGTCTAGCAGTTTTTATTGAGAATAATCAAGCGTTTGGTGGGGATACGCCGTATACCGTCGTAGTAATAGATGAAGTGGCTTCTTATTTGGAATTTCAGGCGACTATCTCACTAGCAGGTACTTTACGTTGGGATTTAATTGGATTTTCAATGGATGCGGAGTTGGCACTCTAGCTGTGAAAAGCAGACCTTGCTTTTCACACTTAATAACAAGATATAACTATGAATGATTTAGACCTATGTAATAATGCTCTTATGAGATTGGGAGCTTCTAAGATAGCTGTTTTAGATGACAGTACTGAAGTGGGTGGTCTTTGTACTGCTATTTATAAAGCTAAGACAGAGTCTTTACTATGTATTTTTCCGTGGAATTTTACTAAAGTTTTGGCGACGCTTACGGCTACAGAAGTAATGACAAGTATAAAAGAAAAATGGCCGTTTGTTGTTGTTGTTTTTCCTGTAGAGCTCTTATATCCAGGGCTGTTAGCTATATATGATAAGGATTTTACATTATTAAAACCGGGGACACATGGGGATTATGAGGTGATGGGCAATAAGATTTATATGGGTATAGAGACGTGTTATATATTGTATCAAAAAAATCCTTCGGTTACATTATGGCCCTCCTTTTTTTGTGAGTTGGTTATAAATGCGTTAATGGTTGATTTAATGTTTCCTATTATGGGTGATTTTTCTGAAAGGAAAGTTTTATATGCGGAGGTTTATGGAACGCCCTCTCAAAATGGTTTAGGCGGTATGTTAGGAACTTATATGGCTATGGATTCAAAAATTCAAGGGACGGATTCTTTTCCTAGTCATTTTTTGGATATAGTGAGACGTTAACATGACCTTATCGAAGGCAGTAGCTGTTCAGTATGGTTTTAATTTTGGAGAAGTTGATGAGACGTGTAAGGGGCGAAATGATCTGGATTTTTATAGTCATGGAGCTTTGAAGATAAAAAATGCATTGCTTTTACCTCAGGGGGGAGCAAGGCGAAGGGATGGTTTGCGGTGGATTAAGGATTTATATAGCCAAGAAGAAGGGGAAGAGTCTCTGATTGGAAATTGTAGATTTGTTTCTTGTTTATATGAGGGAACTACAAAATATCTTTTTATGATCTTATATAAGTTGAAGATGTTTTCACTAGATAGCGAGACTTCAGATTCAGAGAATGAGAAGAACATTGGCACAAAGCTTTATCGAATTGATTTGGAAACGTTGCTCTTTAGGTTTATGGGATCTTTGACTTATACGGATGCGGAAATTCCTGTTTTGTCCATCTTGGATTATAGTAAGGGACTTTTGTTTTTTCATATGGTTTATCCACCTATTTGTCTTGCGATAACAGATTCTACTACCGCTGAGTTAGGAGCTTTTAAATTTGCAACCCAGCCGTTAATGGCTAATGAGGCTTTGACTCCGGATACTTTGAAACTTACGACGGCGAATACTACTATTGGTGTTCGATTATTACGGTTTGAGATAAAGGAGTCAGACTATAATAGTTTTACGGCTTCTAACCCGGATAGAATTGTGGATATTAAAACGTCGATAGGAAGCTTGGTATTGGAATCATCCGGGGATGCCTTTAAAGTGTACTTTGAAAAAGTAGTGCTTACTAGTGGTTTTCTTAACTATTTACAAAATGGAACTTTAGTGGTGACTGGTAGTGGGGGGGGTTCAGCCATACTAAATGTAATGAACAGTAAGGGGGACCATGTAAAAATTGTTGATAATACAATTTTTGATGTTTATGCTATTATGACTGAGAAGTTCCCTAAAACTACAACATGGGAGGATACCGACGGAGTGTCTTATGTATTGGTTTATCTTGTCTTGTCTGGTATTGTGCCGAATTGGTTAGAGGAAACTTTTAATCTATATGTGGGGATGTTCAAAAATCTTGGGTGGGGGGAAGTGCGGGGATATCCTCGGTGCGCTTGTTTCCATCAGAATAGATTGTGGCTGGCAGGGACTAAAGATAACCCTCGAACAGTTTGGGCTTCGAGGGTGGGTGAGTACAATAATTTTGATATTAGTCGGCCGGATCTTGCAACATCGGCTTTTGAGGTTACTTGTTTAGATGAGGGCATGGATGCTATTCATACAATAATTGGTGGGAAACGTTTATTTCTTTTTTCTGATACGGGAGAGTATTATATCCCACAAAAGGAAGGTGAGGTTATAACCCCAACGAATGTATCGATAGATAAGAATTCTTTTTATGGCTCAATGGAAAATACGGCAGCGGTTACAGAAGAGGGGACTGTATTTTTTATAACAAAAAAGGGTTTTTCTTTGATATCGATACAATATGATGTTTTTGAGGATGTGTATAAAACCTACGATCTTTGTAAGTATGCTTCGCATATATTAAAAAATCCTGTTAGTATTGTTTATAAGAAACGAGCTCATTCGGGAGATGGAAGTTATGTTTATGTGTTGAATAAAGAGACTGGTAATTTGGCGACTTTGTGTTATTCTTTAGATAATAAGGTTATGGGATGGTCAGAGCTTTCTACAGAAGGTACTTTTATAGCAGGCGTTAACTACGATGATGTTTTATATTATCTAATTTCTCGTAAGACTAGCATTGCGGATAGCAAAGGTAAATATAAAATTTATATGGGGCTGGAGGCTTTTGATAAAAACTTTTTGTTGGACAAGGCGAAAACAATCAAGTTTGAGGAGTCTGGGAATGAGATTGGAAAGGAAGAGCTAGAGACTTTAAAATACTTTAGTGGATATGTGATATTTGAAGATGTTAAAAATCATTGGCAATATAGTATTTATATTCCAAGTTTTGGAGAAAAGGATGTAGATTTAAAAGGACTAGAGATAAACAGTTTTTATTTAGGTTTGAGTTTTCCGGAAGTGGAAAATAAAGGGGGTGTTTCTTACAGAGTTTTGGTAGAAACTTTGCCGTTAGAGTTTTCGGATGACCAGGGAATGACTTTTGGCAAGAGAAAAAGAGTAAGCCGTATGTTTGCTCGTATAGTGGATACTGATGGGTTTGTGCTTGGTGGGCGTCCCTTTGAAGATTTTGTAAGAGAATTTTATCCTGATGGATTTGTGGATATTGATGGAATATTGGGTTGGGGTATGGAGAAAACTCTTTTTGCAGGGCAGTCTAGAACTCCTGCTTTGTTTACTTTATTGTCTTTAGGTGGGGATGTTATTTTTAGTTAATAAGTTAGGAGGTTGTTTATTGGATGAATATACTAGCTGCAGCATTAATACCGGGTAGTTTGACAAGTTTATTGACAATCGCTTCACTTGGTGTTGGCGCGTTGTCTTCTTTTTCTGCATATAGTCAGTATAGACAGGAGGCAAGCTCTTTACGGCATCAGGCAAAGGCAGAGGAAGAAAATGCCAAACAGGATATTGCTGCAATAAATCTTGAATTAATGAGGTTACTAGCAAAGAATGAAATTGCAGCGTTGGCAGCGAACGTTCAGTCGGATACGGGAACAATGGCACAGATAAGACTATTAAATGCAAGGGAGGCAGAAAAGGCACGCTGGGCTCGAGAGAGGAATGCTAAGTTTGCTATTTCTACAATGAAACGTACTGCAAAAAGTCGAGATACTTCTGCAAATTTAGGTTTAGCCCAGGGTTTTTTAAGCTCTTTGGATTTTTTACAAGGGTTAGGCAAGAGGGGGGCTAGCAGCTAATATGGCGGAGCAGCTTATAGCAACACCTAAAACTTGGGGCAGCTCTATAAAGGTTCCATTGTATCGGGCAGATATTAATCAAATGTATTTGTACCGGAGCATAGTGAAACAGCTGGATACGTTTGCAGAGAAGGTTCACAGGGAATGGGAAAATGCTGAGCTAGAGAGAGTGACCAGGCTTGGGGCTATTGAGGGTTTATCACAGGATGTTGAGTACAAAAAGGGTTCTGCTGGTGCTAGTGGTGGTGATAGATTGTCAAAAGCTTTTAATAAAGCTGCAGTGGAGATGCAGACCAAGAAGGTTGAGTCTATTTCTTTCTTACATCTGCAAGAATTAAAAAATGAGTTTATTGCTGATGCTAGCAAGGATCCAAAGGGTTATAAGGAAAAGTCTGAAGATTATATAAAGGGTATTGTTCAAGAGTTACAAAAGACTCCTCAAACAGCAGTTTTTGCTGGCTTATTAGAGCAGAAATTAAAATTAAAGCAACAGGCTGATTTATTTGTAATTTCAAAGGGTTACAGAGAACAACAGATTGCAGCAGTTGGTGCCAGTACTGACGAGTTTATAAAGGATCTTAAAACAACAACCATCCAAGATGCAGCCGGTGTTTTTTCGGGTGTAGATGAAATAAGGGCGAATGCGTTAAACAGTCTTGATTTAGGTTTAAAGATGCTGGATATCCAGTTGAATACGCTTTTACCTGGTGATGGAATGCCTTTATATAGTGGTGAAGAAAAGGTACAGGTACGTAACCAATTTGAAGAAGATTTTTTTATAAGCATTGTTCAAGAATATATCGAAACACAGAACTTAACACCTGAGCAAATGTTAACTATAGAGAGTGGGGCCTTATCTATTGATCGAGGTGACGGATCTGAGCCAATAAATATCTTACAACAGGTGGGTCACGATGTATATAGCAAGGAGGTAAGACGGTATCTGACTAAATATTTAAAGGCAAAAAATGATATACAAGCATATGTAGCAAGGGCTCAAGAAAAACAAATAGAAAAAGACCGGCAAGCATTAGGCTTTCAGTTTTTAAATTCAATAAAGACGGGGGGGGGCATAGCAACTTCCTTAAAGGAAATAGAGGAGTTACAAGCCAAGGGTCTTTTGACAAGAAAAGATGCAGAACAAGCTTTAAATTTATTGATGGATCCTGATATAGGAACAGATGCTGTAGCGATTTTAACACAAGTTAATAGAATGATTGCAAAGGGTGAGGATGCGTCCATGTATATAATGACGAATATTACTCACTTTACAAAGGAAAAATATCTTGAGCTAATGAAAGCTAATGATATGGCTCAATCTAGAGGTTTAGAGGCATTATTTAGAGATTATGAGCAGAATTTTAGGCGAGAGTTTGTACAAAGGGATATGTTTGGATTTTGGGATACTGCTAGTGAGCGAGATTATAATGATATAGTAAGTGTGTTCAGGGAAAACATTGAAGCTGGTATGGAGTCTGAAACAGCTTATGAAAGAATGAGAGTTTCTGGAGAGCTTGCAAAGGATTCCTCTATATTTTATAAGGATGTTTCAAAGTATTTACGTTTAAATGAGGAGACAAAGGAAGTAGATTATCAAGCCTCAATAGTTTCTATTTTTAAAGATGTGGATGAAAAGGTTATATCAAAAGAGGATGGTATTATATATGTTGATATATTAGAAAAACAAGAAGCGGAATCACAGCAGGAACGTTTAAAAGAGGGGCGGAGTCGATTAACAAAGATATATAAGGAAACTCGGAAACAACAGAAGAAATAAATTTATTATTATGGGACAATATTTTGATACATATAAAAATAATATGGGAGATTCGGCAGCTAATGCCCAGCGAGCAAGACAGGGCATCTCTCCATTAATAGAGACGAAAAGTAGTGGTGAGGAGATAGCGGATAATGAAGACTTGGATAAAGATTTGGGATTTTATAATGGGATTTTGGACTTTTTTAAGGAACTTCCGATGCAGTTTGTTGGAGGCGTTAATGATGCTGTTAATAATACTGTTGATTTCGCACGTTCTTTAGGAAAAGTTCTTCATTTACCCGGGGGAGCCTTGCAGATTGTAAATCCAGAGGGTGCGATAGAGTTGAAGTTTGTTAGTGAAGCTGAGATTGAAGCGAGTGGAGGTTTACAGTCAGGTTGGTTCCCCCGAATCCCGAAGGCTACGACATCAGGTGGTGCAATGATACGTTCTGTTATAAATTTTGTCACTGCTTTTATTCCGGCTTTCTATGGATTACCCGGGAATGCTTTGGGTGCGGGAGTAGGTTTGGGAAGGGGGATGGCTGCAGGTGGTATTGCTGATGGTGTAGCAATGGATCCGCATGGTCAACGGCTAATGACTCTTTTAAACGAAATCCCTGTTTTGAATTCTTTTATTCCTGATTACTTGGCTGATAATAATCCTAAAAATGAGGAGGAATGGGAAGGCAGAATAAAGAATATAATTGATGGTTTAGGTGCTGGGGTTGTTGCTGAAAGCATTATTAAGATCTTTAAAGGGTATAAGCTTCGCCGTTTACGAGAAGTAGAGAATGGTTTGCCGGAAGCTATGGTCAGGACAGATCCGATACAAGGTGCCTTAGATGATTATGATGCTACTACTATGGCTAAGGCTCAAGCAGAAGAGGACTTGGTTGCCTCTGTAGCACCAGAAGAGTTACTAAGACCTTTAACTGATGACCAGCAGGTTTTTATAAATCTTGAGAGAATAACTACTGCCGAAGATGTAAAGGTAGTTCTTCAGAATGCTACAGATGAGGCGGCGGATCTTCTCAATGCTGGGGGAAAGACTTTTGAGGGTATTCAAGCTGCGTCATCTGTAGCGGAATTAAAGGAATTATCGGAACTGTTAGGCAGGGATATTCAACGTCCTTTTACGGCAGAGGAAGGTTATGCGGCTCGAAAGATTTTAAATGCAAGCTCGGAACGGCTGACTGTTTTAGCAAGAGAAGCTGTTGATTTAGATGCAAGCAAGGTCGATCTTTTTAATTTTAGGCGAGCCCTTGCCCAACACAACGCTATCCAAGAAGTTGTTCTTGCAGGTAGGAAGGCGACGGCACAAGCGTTAGTAGCGTGGAGAATACCTGCAGGTAGTGATGCTTTTCGTGGAAAAATGATTTCTGCAGTTTTAGAGGATAAAAGTGAAGGTATTCAACGGATGGCAGGTGCGGTCTTAGATACTGCTCAAAACGGTGGGAATGTTTCTGGTGTTGCTGCAAATCTTACGAAGGGTAACTGGGGTGATGCTGTGCATAAGGTGTGGATAAATGGACTTTTGTCTTCCCCCAAAACACATGCTGCAAACGTTATTTCCAACACAGCCACCACTTTTCTAGGAGTATCAGAACGTTATATGACAGCTGCTTTAGAAAAATCGTTTGGGATTAACGGGGGCGCCTTTACGGAGGCCAATGCTCGAGCTGTTGGATTCTTTGGTGGCCTTCTTGATGGTTTCAAGTTGATAACCAAACAATTAGATGACGATATGTTTAGGATAAGCAGTAAACTTGATTGGGACACAAAAGGTATATCTGCTGCAGCTTGGGGAAAACCACCTGATAGTGTTATTGGTAAGGGCTTGGATTATTTGGGTAAGGTTGTGTCATTACCTGGTTGGGCTCTTGAAACAGGGGATGTTTTCTTTAAGGGTATAAATTATCGAATGCAGCTACATGAACAAGCTGCGAAGCAAGCTTTAAGGGAAGGCTTACGTGGGGATATCTTTAAACACCGTATGGTTGATCTTGTACGAAATCCAACGGAACCCATGAAAGAGGTAGCGCTGGATTTTGCACAATATCAAACATTTACAAGTCCTGCAGGAGCTTGGACACGCAAATTTAAAGATCTTGTGGGTAAAACTCCTATGGGAAAATATGTAGTTCCTTTTATAAGAACTATTTCCAACATAACAAGGTTTGGAGCAGAGCGTACTCCGATAGCTTTGTTAATGTCTGGTGTTCGAGAATCTTTAAAGGCAGGGGGTAGTCAACGAGCTGCTGTTGTATCAAAGATAATGTCTGGATCGTTACTAATGGCTGGTATTGTTCCGTTAGTTTTAGAAGGCAAGGTAACTGGGGCTGGGCCTACAAATTATAAGGAGCGAAGGATATTAGAAGCGACAGGTTGGCAACCTTATTCAGTAAGGGTTGGGGATGTGTATCTTTCATATAGCAGGTTAGAACCTATCGGAACGCTGGTTGGATATTCTGCTGATATTGCTAGTATTATGGGGCAGTTAGATGAGGAAGAGGCGGGAGACCTAGTAGCTGCAGGAGTGGCTGCGTTTATAAAAAACCTAGGCAGCAAGACTTTTATATCTGGTGGTATGGAGTTTGTAAGTATGATGGCTGATGGTGATCCGGATAAAATAAATAGTTTTTTACAACGTTTTGGATCTTCTTTTACTCCTTTTAGTAACTTAGGCAGAACAGTTAACGCATATTTTGATGAGTATAGACACGATTATACACCGGATGATACGATGGGTTTTTTAAGGTCTATGGTGGAACGAGCAAAACAAAATATCCCGGGGTTAGGTACGGATCAACCTTTATTAAGGGATATTTGGGGCAACCCTCGCCGTTACCATAATGGAGTAGCTCCTATGGTCGAATATTTATCTCCTATAGCGATGGGGTATGACCAGAATGATGTAGTGAGTAATATTATAGCTGAGAATAATATAGTGATAGATTTTCCATCCAGAGTAATACGAGATGTGCGATTAACAAATCATGAGTATAGCAGATATTCTGAACTTGCTGGGAAAATGGCAAAGCAACAGTTAGATGTTATTTGTGTTGATCCACGAATCAGTACTTTAACTCCTGGCAAGGAGGGTTCTTTAGCCCAATTAATTAAAAATACAATTTCAACGGCAAGAGAGCAGGCCAGGCATCTTTTAATAAAAGAAACGCCTGGTTTAAAGGAACGAATTATTGAAGAACGGCGTAGAAGAAAAGCGGCGTTAACAAGCTAGTAGATAAGGAATAATAGTAACGAGGGGGGGGGGTTTTTCATTTGGCTAAAATTCAAGAAGGTACGGAAAGATGGATACGTAATATAATCAGCGATGTAAATATTACTGACTATATTTTTAGTTTTTTTATATACAGTGAGGACGAATTAGAAGTTAAGATCAACGATAATATTTTAATTTTAAATGAGGACTTTACTGTTGTTGAGGAATTAAATTCAATAACATTAGATTTGGCAGTAATAAATGCAAAATTTACCATTGAAGTGGGGGATGACTTATATATAATTGCAGATACTGTCGTTAGTAGGGATATTACTTATGAAGATGGCTTTGTTTCTGCTTATTTATTGAATACAAGTTTTGATAAGGTTACTAACTGGGTTTCTGAGGTAGTTTCTATTTCAAATAGGGTTTTATGTTTATCCTTAGATCAAGCAACGGAAAGTACAAACCAGGATCCTTTTGAAGTAACAGTAGAAGATTCAAAAACTATTAAATGGGATGCGGAGACCAGAAGTTTTAAACCTTCTCTTGTAGATCCTGACTTATCAGCGGAAGAGGCTCAAGCTTCAGCAGATGCTGCCCAAGTTTCAGCAGGTGCTGCGGCCTCATCTGCATTGGATGCTGCTGGCTCTGCTTCTGAAATAGATTTAGATGCTTTGACATCAGATATAGTTCCGGCTGAGTCTGCATCTATCACACTGGGGTCAGAAGAATTTCCGTTTCAAAAGATATATTCTACCGAGGTAGCCAATCTTGTGACAGATATTGATGATAATCTAGTTCCTATAACTGATGATACATATGATCTTGGTGAAGCTGATAAAAGGTTTAAGACTTTATATTGTAGTGATATGGTCTTATCTAATTCTCTTGCACTTGCTTGTGATTTTTTACCTGCTGATTCTATTGCTTATAATATTGGATCTGCGGAGTACCCCTGGAAAACTTTGTATATAAATGAGATTGGACGGACTTTTACTCCTACTTTTGAAACTGATGTAAGTATAGGGTCAGAGACACTTCCCTTTTATTGTATATATTCCAAATGGTACGGTTCAAACTTGATACCCAAAGTACATGGTGATTTTACTATTGGTGATATTGAATCTTGGTGGAAAACTTCGTATATACTTGATGTTAATGCAAATACAGTGGTTACGGGATATCTTGCTGGTCTTGAGATTGATTCAATTTTAATTTTGGATAGTTTACTCCCAAGCTCTTCTGGGAATGAGGAGATATTATTAGGGGATTCAACACATCCTTGGAGTTGTTTGTATTGTTTAGAAATAGGGAATAACTGGTTACCAAAATCAGGAGAAACTCTTTCTTTAGGTTCTTTAGACCAGAGATGGGATTGTCTTTACGCTACTAATCTTGACGTAACTAATCTTGTTGTTTCTATGGATTTTGTTTCTACCCTTTCAAGTACTTATAATATTGGCTCAGCTGAAATTCCATGGAAGACTATATACATAGATACTATTGGCAAGTCTATAACTCTTACTGAAGACAAAGTATTTTCTTTAGGGTCAGCTTCTTTCAGATTTAATGAAATTTATACCGATAAAGTGGACGCTTTAAATTTTGTAGTAACTTCCTTATCGGTTCGAACGTTTATTAGTATTGAAGAGTTTCAAGTTATGTATGTATGTAGTGATATGTTACCCAAAGTTTCCGGTTCGTATTTATTGGGAGATGACGAACATAAATGGAAGGAAATACACGTTGAAGACTGGTATTTTGATAATTTAACTGTTACCGGTGCTGTTGGTTCGTCTCTTATCCCATCTGGTAGTTCTGATTTAGGTAATGAGGAGAATCTTTGGGAGAATTTGTGGATTAAAAATATCATTAGTACTTCAACATTTAATACTAACAAATTGACAGTAGAAGAAATAACTATCAGTTATTTGACAAGTTCGATTATACCTCGCTATGAAAATATAGACGAAGACCGTTATAATATTGGTACTGACGAAAATCGGATTGGAACTTTGTATGCTCAAAATATTGTTACGGACGCAGAAGCTATTGACAGTATCTATCCTCTTGAATCCGGCTTGGGCTCTGTAGGCAAAGATACTCACAGATATGGCACTGGTTATTTTGATACTTTTTTTGTTGATGATATAAGCGCGCACACTGAAGCCAGCTACATATTTGTAGATGCAGTTCTTAGCCCTAAGACAGCGGATAACTGTTTAGGGGATACAGCGTATCCTTGGAAAAGGATGACCGCAGATACAGTACAAACTAATTTAATCGAGCCCTATGGGGATCCATTAGAAGTCAAGTTACGCCATCATATTATTCCCTACGATGACGATGCATCACTTGGAACCGAAACTTCGATATGGCATGACATACATGGTGAGCATATATATACCGACCATGTATATACAACAAGTGTTGCGGCTGTTTATCCTGGAACCAACATAAAGATATGGGGGAATATTCTAACGGAAGACCACTTGACATATACAATAGGAAGCTCTTCATATTCATGGTTTGAGATATATGGTTCAACTTTTTTCGCACAGACTATTAAACCCTACCCTACTATTACGCTTTCTACTTTAGGAACTGCGGACGAAAGTTTTGCATTCCTTTTTGTAAATGATGCTTACATAAAGAAGCTTGTACCGGTTGAAGTGGATGGTACAATAAGAAGTGAGGCCCACCTTGCCCCTGCTAGTAGTGCTCAACGAGATTTAGGAACTTTCGAAGATTTTTGGAATGAGGGGTATATATCTGAATTAACTACTCACGCGTTAACAGGTGCCTACTCTGAGCACCCCGAGGGAGAACTGAAAATAAAAAGTTCAATGTTTCCAGAGACCGATGACACGGTCTCTTTAGGGCATGAAGATTATAAATGGAAAGAGGGGCATTTCCATACTGTGTGGGGGCATCGGCATAGTAAGGAGGCAACTTTATCGGGTACTACCTATTCGATAGCGCCGGAGGAAGAGGATACGATGTTTGTAATTGATGCTGCAGTAGGAGACAGTACCTTTAACATTCCATTAGCTACTAGCGATGCACTAGAAAATGATGCAGAAATTGATGTTTTTAATGAAGGAGAATATACGTTGGCTATAACATGTGACTCGGGTATAGAATTAAGAAAGAAGGATGGGGTGTTGAGGCAATATGCTGGAGCATCTTTAAAAAAAATTAATGCCACCATGTGGATAGCTGTGGGGGATTTTACTTTATAACAGAATGATTTCTTCCACACAACATTTTGATGATCTAATAACATTACCTTTTATGGCCAATGTGGAGTATAGGTTTGCTCCAGGGGGGAAAATTGGAGACTATAGGGCTTATTGGACTCCGAACCTTATAGATTGTACTGCTGGATTGTATCGATATATGAGAGACAATAGGACGGAGGAAGAGGAGGCCAGTGGAGATACGGTGATGCCTGTAGGTCAGAGAAATTGGCCTCAACAAATGGATTATTCAATTTACTTCGATCCGACTCAATGGGGAAAAAATCGTATATTTTTCCTCAGAAAAATGACTGTTACTATGTGTTGCTCTTCCGCAATAAGTGATGATAATTTTTTAGATGGCAGCGCTTTGAAACGAGGTCTAATTGGTATCTTGCAACGGCGCAACCAATTAGAGGAAGAACCTTTTTTAACAAAGATGTTTGTTCCTAAGCCGGGGGTGCCTGATCAAGCTTGGTATACTGCGATTAAAACAAACTCCGACTTCATGAACTTTGGTTTTAAAGACACCTTGTCTAAAACCAGACAAAAAGAGACCATCAAGGTTGGAGCTGTTATTTCTGCTGTTACGAGTATGGGAATGAACATTAAGTCTATTGTGAAAACAGAAACGAAAGCAGCTGGGAAACGTCAACTTGTTATGACAGTTCCACATGATCTTTTGATAGACAGCTTTATTTTCAAGTCGGGTGATAAGATTTCCATTAGGGTATTCGAACCTTTACTATGGATATATCACCAACGGTTTTTTTGGGGCGCTTCGGGCTTGCTGCCACTGCGGGTTGCTGCAGTTTTTAAAAAACTTGGAGCTAAACTTTTTGGCTTGGGAGGTTGTGCACAATATATGGATATTAAGGCACAATTTGGAGTGAAAACTTTGTCTGGGATGAAACCGGCTATAAGATATCAAGAACAACAGGTAGGGGCAGACACTACAGAGCTTGCTGATTTGCTAAAGAATGCCGAAGTTAATGAGGTCCTAGAAGCACTGGCAGAACTAGAGGAAGACTGAAGAAGAAGAAGAAGAAGAAGAATTGTTATGGCAAGAGATGATTTTTTAGGAAAAACAGGCGCTTATATTTACCCACTTCTTTCTAATCGAATCGATTATTTTAAGGCCTATACGGATAGAACATTGGCTAGCGATACCAATCTCTTAGTTGATGGTTCGATAAAAGAGACGGAAGCCGCTATAACGGAAGTACTGGACACAAACGAGTTTAATATTGATTTTGCTTTATTTCACGTTACTGAGGTTTTGGTACAATATCTTTCAGGTGAATCTGGTTCACAATATACTGATCTTAATTATTATGAGGGTGAATACACTGTCGAAATTTTCAGTACCCCTGACGAGGGTGTTTACGGAAAAGTAACAATTGCATCTATTATTGAAAGACCTTACGCCTCAATTTCCTTACAGATTGGTGATACTATAAATATTAGTAGTACTGGTGAACGTTTTTGTATCCGGGGTCAAGTGGCACCCCTTATCGTAGGGGAAGATGAAGCCCAAACAACAGCCCCAAACTATCTTACTGGCTTTACAAACACAAACACTTTGGATTTGATCTTATATAATAGGGCTGATCTAAACGGAATGTCTTTAGCTATTTATAATTTGACGTTTCATTTTCATTTTGCAGAAAAGGTTGAGGATTTAAAAGATGACGTTGTTGACTGGGAAAAGGGTTTATGTTGCTATACATATACTAACGACGAGATAAGCATAGACGAAAGTTCTGATTCGTTTGTACATTTCTATGAAGCATTTTATTTTAAAGGGAGGCCATTCAAAAAGATAAGTGACTTTACACGTCTTTGTGGTAAAGATGTAAATTTTATAATTTGGAAGGAAACCACAGAAATTATTATGGATTATAACTTTGTAGAAAAGACTGGGGTACCGTATATAATAGGCCTTGCTGGTGAAGGGGGTTTTGTAATTAGAGATAACTTGATTCCTCTTTCTACTACTACTGGTCTTCAAAGTCTTAGTATAGATGCCCACGTTGCGTTAACAGATAGAGTTTAAAGATCAAGTGCTTCAAAAACATCCCAATCAAAGTCTTGTATATAAGTACGATCATGAAATTTCTGTTGTCTACTGTGAGAGACAAGTTGAAAGTGTTCGCCGCCCCCACTGAGCAAATAACCAAGAGCATCTGCTACATCTGAAAAGGGGTGTGTTTTACAAGGTTTATCATCAAATCTTAGCTCGCCTGCAACTTGAAGTCTTTTATAATACCATTTTTCTGCCAGTGCTTCTATTAAAACATTACAACTTGGAGAGATCTGAAATGATGGTATTCCTTGTGAGAATCTAAGCATTGGGGATCTAATGCATTCAATTCTAATATCCACAGCATTGCTTGGGGCTAGGAGTACATGCAGTCCTTTTGTTCGCAGATGTTCAAAGTAAGTTTTCATACTTACTCCGTCTTGTTGCAAGCCAGCAGGATCTCCCCAAAACTTTATTTGAGTATTATTTTTATTAAAATATTCATCTATGGTTAATAACATTTGATCAGCGAACTGGAGCAATCCCATACCTTGGCAAACTACTTCTCGTATAATAGACCATCTATTGTGAACAGGATCTAACTGTCCGAACACAGCTGCTGGGTTTAAAGTCCCACTACCAAAATCTACACCACAAAGTAGTGATAATCCTTCGTTATAAAACACTTTATGGGATATCATTGAGGTTGCATCAAATTCAGGAATTACTGCTTGGTCTGACGTAAGGGTACCGTTTTTCCCTTGTAAAAAAACACTTATATAGCTTTTGTTTTTTCCAGAAACAAGTCTAGCATAATAGCTAGCTTCTTTAAGAGGGTTATTAGTAGGATCAAGTTTTAGATCTATGGGTAGATTTGGAAGGTTTTCAGCCGTAGGATTAACAGCCCAAAGGCACCTTGCGCCTTCATGGATATAGTCTTTGTCTGTAATAGTAAGAGGGAAGTTTGGCTCGATTGATTGCCATTCATCATCTTGTACTTTTTCCATTTCTAACACGCCCGGAGGTTGTCTAAAAAAGCGCCAGTGTTTTGGTGGGTTTTTCTGTAGCCTATCAAGCCAATGTCCGGCGTTATAAGGGTTAGTGTCCATTATTATACCACTCCAAGTAGGCATAACCCCCCCTTGTTTAAGGGATGGGTATCTACCAACCCTGACTGTAGCTTGGTCTATAATATCCTTTCTTATTTCCTTTGCTTCATTAAACCATATTATGGTTCCTTCCCAAGAAAACAGCTTAGACGCACCCTGAGGGCCGTCAAGGCCCATAAATTCTACGAGAAGGTCTAAGCCCGGCTCGACCACTTTTACGCCGTCCACAAGCTTCTCAGACGCCCTCAGGGTGATCCTGTGCGTTAATTCTGTATAATTAAAGCGCCCAGTTGTTTCTGGATACATGGCTAACCAGGTCTTAACTGTTGTTTTCCTTAATTCAGGTTGGGTATTACGTACAATAAGAGCCTTAAAATACCGAATATTATCACGTGGTGATGGCTCCTGTAATAAAGCTCTTCTCATTATTTCCCCACACCCAACACCGGTTGACTTCCCCGACCCTACTGGGCCTACAACGATACGAACGTGGTCATCGCACCGCATAAATTCCCAGATAGTTTTATGGTGTGTAAGATCAAGACTTGTTAAATAGTTTTGTTGTTGGCGTAGTAGTGTCATTTGGTTTTAATATTGCTAAGTTCATGTTCAATTTTAATAACATAGATGCCTGCTTCTTC